GTAGATGTACAAGTCACAGGGTCACAATTATTACCATATATCAATTCTGTTACCATAGATTTAAATACTGTTGTTGATGTAACAGGAATTCAATTAACTACTAGTATAAATTCACCTCTTATTACTGCATGGTCAAACGTAGATCCGGATGTAACTAATACATGGACTGAAGTAGATAAAGGAGTTTCTAACACTTGGGTAGAAGTTGATCTAGCAGCTTAAAGAGTATATAATACACAATTATGGCATCAACATATTCATCAGACCTTAAACTGGAACTTATGGCAACCGGAGAAAATGCCGGTACATGGGGCACAAAAACTAATACTAACTTAGAATTAGTACAACAAGCAATAGCAGGTTATCAAGCTATTGATGTTGCATCAGCAGACGTAGCATTAGTTATGTCTAATGCATCGATTTCAAATGCAAGAAACATGGTTCTTAATTTCACAGGTACTTTAGCAGCAAACAGAACTGTAACAATACCTGACTCAATAGAAAAATTTTACATTTTAAAAGATGGTACAACACATGGAGCTTACTCTTTAACTTTTAAAACTGTTTCTGGAACAGGTTTTACATTAGATGAAGGTAAAATTCATGCTGCATATTCAGATGGAACTAATATTACTGAAGTAGCTCTTAATACTTTAGGTGGAACAATTGGCACAGCACAAATAGATGATAGTGCAATAAGTACAGCAAAACTTGCAGATGGTAGTATTACTTCAGCAAAAATTACTGCGAACGCAATTACTACTTCACTTATATCAAACAATCAAATTAGCACTGCAAAAATAATTGATGATGCAGTAACAGCTGCAAAACTTCAAAGAAAATTTACAATAAGCACAGCTTCTCCAACCGGTGGTAACGATGGAGATATTTGGTTTAAATATTCATAGGAGTTTAAATGGCTAATACCTATGGTAAAGTATCAGGAACTTTTCAAGAAGCAGATCAAGTATATGGAAAAGTATCAGGTACTTGGGAAGAAGTTGATGAAATTTACGCAAAAGATTCTGGAACATGGGAATTAGTATTTAGTGCTTTTGAAGCAACTTCTTATGTAACCTTATCTTCAGGCTCAGGAACTTTTGCAGTACCGGATCAAGCTAATGCAATTCATATTCAAGCTGCGGTTGGTGGTGGAGGTGGAGCTGCAGGGGGTGCTGACTACGATAAAGCAGGGGGAGAATCTGCTGGAGCAGGCGGTGGATCTGGAGCTTATATATCCGATAAAGTATTTACTGTTGTTGAAGGCGAAACAATATCTTATTCAATCGGTTCTGGTGGAGCAGCAGGAAATCAAACAGCAAATTTTAAACAACCACGTATTGCATCTGCAGGAACTAATACAACTTTATCAGGTTCTACAACAGGATCTTTATTTACTTTAGGAGCTGGTGGTGGTTCATCAGGTACAGGTGGAGGAGTTCAAGGACCTTTAAGAACTAACACTGCAGGTACAGCAGGATCAGCAACCATATCAGGTACAGCAGTAACATCAGGTAATTTTAGAGATAGTGATGGAACAACAAAATCGGTTACTACATTAACAGGTGGACCTGTAGGCACATTTAACCAATCAGGTAATGGTGCGACAGGAGGAATATCAGGATCTAATAACTGTGGTGGGGATAACTGTCAAATTGGTGGATCTAATGGTGGTGCTTCTTATGCAGGAAATATATCAGGTGGAGCAGGTTCTCCTATAGGTGGTGGAGCTGGGGCTGCTGGAACTAGAGGATCTGGTGGGGGCGGTGGTGGTGCTCAATATAGTGGAGGTTCTACTGATGGGGGTGTTGGTGGTAATGGTGAGATTAAATATAGATTTTTAAAAGTAAATTAGTATAGTGCCTTTATGGCAAACATTACTAAATGGTTTGGTTATCCAATTTATATTACTGCGATAAAAAATTTTGAAGAAATAAACAAAGAAATAATACCAATTATATCTGAAAGCATTACTCCAACTAATTCTCAATATTCACGAACCACGGATATAAAGCCTAAAGAACTTCAATCTATAGACGATAATTTACATTTAGATAAAAGATTTATTAAATTATTTAATGAAATAGAATTAGGTATTAAAGGTGCATTATTAATGCAAAACTATGATATGAATTTGTTTGAGGCTTATATTACAAAGTCTTGGGCAACCTACTCTGTTAAAGATCAGTTTATATCTTATCATAGACATATGAGTAGTCATTATTCTTTTGTCTATTATCCTTATGCAGAGGAACAAGGTAATTTGTTTTTTTTAGATGATGAGGCACATAAAGTAGGTTTAAATATACCAAGAAGAGATCCTTATTTTAGTAAATGGGATAATACTAATTTTGCTAAAGCAGAATACCCTGCAGCTACAGGTAACTTGGTTGTATTTCCATCAATGATATTCCATGAAACAGGAAAAAATTTAAAAAAAGAACCACGTATATCTATATCAGGAGATATTATGATTACTATGAAACCTGGTGTTAAATCTGAACATAACATTCCTTCTCCGTCTACTTGGAAGAAGCTCTAAAATGTTGTAAAATGGCTTATGCCTTTAACAAACGTAACTATTCGACCAGGAATGAATAAAGCAGATACTCCATCAGGAGCTGAAGGACAATGGATTGATGGTGACTTTATTAGATTTAGATATGGTCAACCAGAAAAGATTGGTGGATTTACAGCTATAGGTCAAAAAACTATTGCCGGACCAACAAGAGCACAACATACTTGGAATGATTTAGAGGGTAGAAAGTATGCAGCGTTAGGTACATCTAAAGCATTATATATTTATTATGAAGATGCTTTTTATGATGTAACACCTTTACAAACTGCTATTACAGGAGCAACCTTTACATCAACAAATGGTTCATCAACTGTTACAGTTAACAAAACAACTCATGCTTTAGATGTTGGAGAATATGTTACATTCACTTCGGTAACTGTGCCTGGAGCAACAACAACATTAAACGGTGCCATAACAGATAGTGATACAACTATTACACTTACAGATGCCTCTTCTTTTTCATCATCAGGTTCTGTTAGAATTGGTGATGAAATAATTACTTATTCTGGAAAGTCCGTAAATGATTTAACAGGATGTACAAGAGGAACTAATGGTACAACTGCGGTTGCTCATGCTGATACGACAGCAGTAAGAGAATCTACAGTTACTAGATATAACACAACAGATTTTACAAGTTTAACTTTTGAAATACTAACAGTAGCTGCAAATTCATTTACAATTTCAATGGCAATTTCAGAGACTGGAACTGGTATGTCTAGTGCTGGAGGTGCATCTATAAATCCTTACGAAGAAATAGGACCGACAATACAAACATATGGTTATGGTTGGGGTACAGGAACTTGGAGTCGATTAACTTGGGGAAGTGGTACAACTTCATCAACTGTAATTTTAGATCCTGGTTCTTGGTCATTAGATAACTTTGGAGAACAATTAATTGCAACTATAAAAGATGGAAAAACTTTTGTTTGGAATCCAGCTCTATCTAATCCATTAGAACAACGAGCAACGATTATGACGGGTGCTCCAACTTCTACTAGATTAACGATTGTATCAGATAGAGATAGACATCTTGTACATTTAGGAACTGAAACAACAATAGGAGATACAACTACACAAGATCCAATGTTTATTAGATTTAGTGATCAAGAAAATTATAATGTGTATCAACCCACTTCTGTAAATACCTCAGGAACATTTAGATTGGACACAGGCAATAAAATTGTAGCAGCTGTTTCTGGTAAAGATTATAATTTAATTTTAACAGATCAAGCAGCCTACACAATGCAATTTGTTGGTCCACCTTTTACTTTTTCAATAAGACAGGTTGGTTCTAATTGTGGGTGTATTGGACAACATGGTGTGGTATATGCAGATGGTAAAGTATTTTGGATGGGATCAGGTGGAGGTTTTTTTGTATTTGATGGTACAGTTAAATTATTACCATCTTTGGTAGAGGACTTTGTTTTTACTACATCAGGAAATAATATTGGAATTAATTATGCATCAAATGAAATTATCTATGCATCTCATAATTCTTTATTTAATGAAATAATTTGGTTTTATCCAGCAGGGACACCCGCTGGAAATCCATCAACTCAAAATAATAGATCTGTTGTTTATAATTACGTTGAGAATACTTGGGCAACAATGAGTTTATCTAGAAGTTCTTTTGCAGATGCTTCTACCTATGATGTTCCT